ACAGGCGTAAACGTGAAATTTGCAGACCTTACTGAAAGTTTCGTAAAAGAAATTATCTTAGAAGCAGAGGGTAAGAATACTCACTTAGAGCATCTGGAAGATAATATTTTTAATAGAGGATTTCAAGGAGCCAAAGAAGCAATTGACTATCTTTATAGTTTACATGACATGCTTGAAGGCAATACAAAAACACCAATCAGTATGACAACCAAATGGGACGGTGCTCCAGCCATTATTGCAGGTAAAGATCCCCAGACAGGAAAGTTTTTTGTAGGTACAAAAGGAGTTTTTGCTCAGAGAAAACCTAAGATTAATTTTACAGACAAAGACATAGAGGAAAATCATCCTGCAGAAGGACTTCAGGTAAAACTTAAAACAGCATTAAGAAATTTAAGGAAACTAAACTGGAATACAGTTGCTCAAGGCGATATGCTTTACAGTAAAAGTGATTTAGAAACTACAAATATTGATGGCGAAGAAGTACTAGTGTTTAAGCCAAATACTATTGTATATGCAGTACCTACTGATAGCGACTTAGCAAAGCAAATAAGTAGTTCAGAGATGGGTATTGTTTGGCATACCGAATATAAAGGTGGACCTACACTTGCAGATACTCAGGCATCTTATGGATTCGATAGTAGTCAATTAGGGCAAACATCTAGTGTGTGGCACAGAGACGCAATTATAAAAGACTTTAGTGGCACAATTACATTAACTAAAGAAGAGAGTAGTGATGTTTTAGATGCAATAGCCATGGGTAATAATTATTTAAAATCTATTGATTCAGATACATTTAAATGGTTAGAACAAGGCAATGACTTAATTGGTAAAGATTTTTTACAGCAACTTAAAGCTCACGTAAATAATAATATTAGAGCAGGAGCATTTGATCAACCTGTAAAATTTGCACAAGGTTTTGTACAAAAGTATATAGACTTTATGCAAAAGAAAATAGATGGTTATAAAACTCAGGCAAAGCAAGACGAGATGACAGACAAATTAGTACAGGGTGTTAAATTTATAAAACAAAATGTACCACAAATAGTTGCAGTTTATGATTTGTATTTAAAAATTATAGAAGCAAAAATTAAAATAGTTAAAAAGTTAGAAACAATTAGGCAACTACCAACATTTAAAGAAACTGAAAATGGGTATGAGGTAACAGGCGAAGAAGGATTTGTTGCTGTAGACAGAATGGGCAATGCATTAAAACTAGTAGATAGACTGGAGTTTAGCAGACTAAACTTTGGCACAGGAGTACCTGGAAAGTGACAGGATTAGGTGATTGCTACGAAGCAAATGGCATGGCATTTAGGGACAATAGTAGTCCTACTGCAAGGTTAATACATGCTGATATTACTCCTAGAATAGGTGGAATGAAAGGTATAACTTATGGTCATGCTTGGATACAAGACGGTGATAAACTTGTAGATCATACTACTATAGGTACAGATGTTATGGATTTAATAAAAGGATTCGATGATGTACCTGAAGAGTTTGCTGGTAAAGTAAGCAGTAAATCTATATTTTATGGAATTGCAGATCCTAAAAATATAAAAAGTTATGATTTAAAACAAATGGCTACAATGATAACTAAACATAAACATTGGGGACCATGGCCAGAACAAAATGTGGAATCAAAAATGGATTTTAAATTAATAGACAAAGAAATATCAGAAGCAAGATTATATCGAACTTCTTCAGCATTTGGCCAACTAACAGGTGAGACAGTTGCAGAACTGTTATATTTAAATACATTAGTAACTTATATGCTTTACAAAGATGATAAGCAAACAGAATATGCTAAAGCATACGCAAAGCAGTCTACTCAGTATGGAAAATATACATTGTTTAGAAGCCATGCTACTGATTTATACTTATTAGCATATATGGTATCAGAACCTAAAACAAAAATTGTTAAATTAAGAAACTTTTTGCAAAGCCAAAGTCATCTAAGCTCACTAAAGTTTGATAAGAGGACGCATTGGACTTTCTTACAACGATTATCTAGAGGCAATATGACTGATAGCCTAGCAAGTCCATATCTATTTAGATTAGAGTCGCAATTAAAAATTAAAAAGTCTGTATATAAGCAATGGCGCAGATTAATCATGGATTGGGAAAACTTAAAATATATACAACGTCAGACAGTTACGTCAAGAATAGCACAAGAGTATAGAAAACTTGGAAGAGGCAGTGAATTACTAGTACCTTTAAGTACAATGATAAAGTATAAAAAATATAGAGTGCAACCAGCATTTAAGAAAAAACCTAGTTTAACAACTAGAGTTGCAGGAACGGCCGCAGGTGCAGTTGCTGGTAGATATGCTGGTGGAAAAATAGCCAAGCGATTTGGTAAAGATATTGATAAATATAAGAAAGCAGGTACAGGCCTTGGTGCAATAGCAGGTTATTGGGCAAGTGGAAGGCAAAGACAAAAATGAAAATAAATGAAATTATAATATCGGAACTAACACCACCAACTGGGCAAAACGCAGGAAAGCAGGCTGAAAAAAGAAGATCAGAAGTAGAATATAGAACACTTAAAAGGTTCGATCAGGCATTTGCTGATGAGTTTAAACGTCAATTTATTAAACATGGCGAAACAAGTGTTGATGCGGCTTATCAGGCGGCACAGGCGGAAACACTTAAGAAACAAAAACAACAGTTGGATCTAGATCCAAACAAATCTGCGGAAGAGAAAAAAAAGGAAATGGCAGATTATATAAGTGCAATGCCAGAATTATCTACGTACTCACAAGCACAAAAAGATATCAGGACTGCCAGAAAAGATAAAAAAGGTACCGGAACTGTAGGTGGACAAATAGGTAACCTAAATGCTTATCGAGGTGGACCAGATACTAGCCCAGGCATTATAAGAACAGCAATAGATGGCGTGAAAGATGTATGGAATAAAGCGAATGTCGGCCAAGGATTCAAGAAAGGCAGGGCACTTGGTAAAACTGCATCTGGCTGGTACAACCAAAAGTAAAATCTATCCTGTCTAAAAAACTATAAACAAACCCAACAAATTAGATAAATAACTGTAACGCATAGTTAATCTATGCATTATAATTTAGGAGATAATCATGGCACAAACAAAAAACGCAGGAGCCGGTGTAGCCGAATTTGCAACAGGTACTTTACATAGTAAACATAACCTTAAAGCAGTTTTAGTTGACACAGGAGCAGACTTACAAGCACAAGACGACGCATTTGGCGAAGCAGTTGAAAGAGCACTTTCAATTATCCAACCACTTATGTATCTTACACCAACAGCAACAGCAGGACAAATTCACTGCATAGTTGACGGTAATAACTTTGATGCGGCATCAGTACAAATTCAACTTCAAGCAATCGGACACAGGTTTCTGGAAGTTATGACTTTAGTGGTGCAACTGTAACTTTAGGAACAAACATAGTAGTTTCATAAGTTTAGTTTAGTTAAACACTTAAAAAGGCGGTTTTACACCGCCTTTTTTTATCAATAAAAGATAAATAAATGCATAGGGCTTAATAAAGTCCGTATAATTTAGGAGAATAAAATGGCACAAGTAGATAGAAGAGCGGCGGCGGCGACCGAAGTTTTTGGTAAGGACGTATTTTTAAAGTCTTTCCAACAACAAGCAGGAAATATTTCAGCAACACAACTAACAGCATTAGTAAGTTCAGTTCAAAACTTGAACTTATCAGTACTTAAAGTTGGTGCAGTAACAACTGATACAGTTAAAATGATTGTTGAAGGCGCAGACAACTTAGCAAATGGTGACCTAGCAGGACACGTTATTGCTGACGTAAGTTTCTAAGTTTTTAAAACTTAATTTAAAAGGTACTTTCACTAGTACCTTTTTTTTGACTAAAAAAGGATAAATACATGTAACATACAAATAATTTGTATATAAACATTCAGGAGAATTAACATGGCACAAACTAAAGTAGCACCAGTATTCGTAGACGCAGATACGTTTTTTATTGGCAAAACAGTAAGTTTAATTGAGATTACTTATCCAGCGGCCGTTAATGCTAAAACTGGACCTTTATCAGCAATCCAGGCAGTTCATAACGCAGTTATGGGAGCAGGATTTAACATTTTAGGTTTTGGCGCATTAACAGATACTAACACAGTATCCGCAATGATGATCGAAGGTGAATATGGTTCCGACAAATATGACGGAACTAATGCAGAAACACTTGCGGTTCATTTAGAAGACGTAATTATTGCATTAGGCACAGTAGACGGCATCAACTTGGCATCAGCCACAGTTGCCGCTAAAGCATTTGCACTAGCATAAACCAACTTATATTAAAGAGCACCCCTAGAGGGTGCTTTTTTTTGGATACAGTTTTGCAAAAACCGATAAATAGTGTAATATACGGAGACACACATGACGTTAATTAGAAGTGGAGCAATGGCCAGTAGTGAGACATTATCTGGCAATATAGAATATTATTCATTGTTTACTAGTATAAACATTACGCAAACAGGTGATTATAGTAACAGCAGTCAAAAAGATTTTGAAAGTGTTGTTCAAGTAATAAGTCTGAGAGCTCAACCAGTTGTAATGAATACACCTGTTGCATTGAGTGGCGTAGGTTCTGTTGTACTAGAAAACTATGGAGCACCTAGCATAACAGGAGCAGGTTGGATTTTTAAATTTGCATTTGAGCGTGAAGGTGTTCATACTTTAGATACACTTAAAGATGAATTAAACGGAATAGTACTTAACGGTGGTACAATAGATACAAAAGGCTCTATTAATATGGAATTTACTAAACAAGATTTATTATAAAATGACTAAAAAAATTATACCAGAACTAACGCCTAAACCATACTTAGAAAGTGGTAATATAGAAGCACATATAATTGCAGACATGCTTCGTATAGAAAGCATTACTGCTGAGCTTAGAGAGTTTAAAGAAGTAACTAAATCCAGGATGGATAAGTTAGAAAATTGGATTATTGCTATAGTTGGATTAACTTTTACTACATTAATGACTACAGTTGTAGGATTAATAATGAAATTACTATGAAAATAAACGAATTCACAGATGAGCCTGTATTTGAAGCCAGAATGGTTTGGCGTAAAACAGGTAATACAGTTAAACGTGCTATCAGATGTACAAGTGGTAGACGTAAAGGCAGAGTAGTATCTAGCCCTAGTCAATGTAATGCACCTATAGATTTTAAAAAACGTTTAACAATGAAAAAAACTAAAGCTCGGTTAGGAGCAAGAATGGCTAGGAAGTCAAGAAGAACTAAGAAGTTTAATATACACAGTAAAAGAGTAGCGGCTCTTAATAAGAGAAGATAATGAAATTTACTGAAGTTAGAACATTAGAACATCTTTTAAAAGAAGTTGGTACGCAAGGTACTCAGGGTACTCAAGGCACAGAGCCTACAGTAAAACAACTCGCTGAACCAAAGCAACAAACAGTAAAAGACATTAAAAAAGGCTCTGTTGTTGTGGGCTCAGACGGTAAAAAGGCAGTAGTAGTATCTCCTGTAGGCGATGGCGAGTTAATAGATGCCATGGTAACACAGAGAGAAGATGGCGAATATGAAGTTGTAGACCAAAAACAAAATGTAGATGTATACGATCCTGAGGAACTTGACGGAGATCCTGCAGGTGCAAAAGATCTTGTAAAAGGTTTTGGATCCGATCTTAAGAAAAATTTCTCTAAAGGCCAAGAGTTCGGTAAATTCTTAACAGCAGGAAAATTATCCAAAATAGCAAAACGAAAAGGCAAAAAACTAAAATTAAAATCTCTTAAAAACAAAATTAAACGATTAGCCAGATCTAACTTAAAAGAAGTAGATAGCAAACTATTTGAAATAAACTTTAATCGTCAAACTATGAAAGACGCATTAGAGCTCCCAATAAGATGTGGATTTGAAGCAGAAACAGTTTGGACTTCTGTAGAAGGGCAGAGCGATGATATTGATAATTACTCATGGGAAGAAATAGTAGACATGGGCAATGTTGGTAGGCGCGACCAAGACTATGTAGATGACGGTTATGCTGATTGGATTACGGAATATAAGTTAGACGAGTATTTACCAGATCTAATTTCCGACTGGGTAACAGAAAATAGAGAAGATGAAGAATTTCTAAATGACTTCGTAGATTCGTCAGAAGGCCCAAGTTCAGAAGCAATTGAAAGATACAAAAAAGAATTTGAAGACACTGACCCAGACGAATACGAAAACCGTGCAGAAGATGGTTGGGAATATATCAACTGGTGTAGAGAATATGTAGAAGAAGAATACGAAGATCCATATACAGCATGGCTAGAAGATATCGCTGTAGAAGAAGGTGAATTAACCGATGAGGCACGAGACCAAGCATTTGGAGATTATACTATTGGTGAGTGGATTGAAAGTGCCTATGGTTCAATGTCAGAGTTTTGTGAATCATATGGTATTAACATAGACAATATTATTGAAGGTGGATTGGAGGAAATAGGTGTAGAATTAGGGGATTGGGCACGAGAACATTCGTTCAATGATAGCCATGTTGAAACTGGTTCATACGATACTACTTATACAGATGGCTGGGCAGTAGAGGACGACAGCAGTATAGACGGTAGTGGCACAGGTGCTGAAATAATTTCACCAGTGTATGATACACCTAAGCAAATGTTAGCAGAATTACAAAGTATGTTTAAAGATTGTTTAAGGCAACAAGACGTAGATACCAACAGATCTACTGGCTTACATGTTACCATGAGTTGGAACGGCGAAGCAGGTGGGTACGATGGTCCTAATCATGCTAAAGCAAACAGAGTTAAAATGGCGGCACTATTAGGAGATTTATACTTATTAAATTCCTTTGGTAGAAAAAATAATAGTTATACTAAATCGCAAGAACAAAATGTTAAAAAAGCCGCAGTAAAAATTAAACAAGGCGACAAAGATAGTTTGGAAAAAATGCAAACAATCTTAGATGATGGTATATCAGGTGATAAGTTCTCATCAATTAACTTTAAAGACGAGAGAGATGGCTCTTCAGGATATAATCTTATAGAATTTAGAATTGGTGGTGGAGCAGATTATCATTTAGAAGAAAACTTTAATAAAATTGTTAAAGCAGTAATACGCTATGCCACAGTAATGGAAGCCGGACATACAGACAAATATGAAAGCGATTATGCTAAAGCAGTATTTAAACTAGTAAATAATGCAGGCAAAATATCCCAAGCAGATTTAGAAAAGGCTCAAGATAGATATGACATAGATAAAATAGATACTCCTTTAATAAATTTATTTAAAGAAACTTTAAGTAAACAACATTACTTTGATGGTATGGGAGAAATATCTAGGGCGTATCAAAATTTAAATCTGTATGCAGAATACACTAAACCAAATGCAGATGCTATATGGAAAAAACAAGTTGCAAAACATGAAGAATTTACAGGTAAAAAGTTTACACTAAAAAAAGAAGCAGTTGAGGACAATCCTCCTCTTCCGGTTGGAATGGTACAACCTAGTAGAGTCGCACCAAGCAAACAAGCAGAAATCACATTAGAAGATGCTAAACAATTTTATGCAAGAGCATTAGGAAGACTGGCTGTAGATGTACAACTAGAGAACCATAGAACTTCTATTAATGCTAAAGCAATTGGTATAATCCGTAACAGTTTAAAAGAGTTTGGTATACAAGAAAGCGAAATTACAGAGTATCTACTAGGCGCTGTTCAACACCTTAACATACCTACACAAAATGACCAATTAGATCAGCAATTTAAGGTGCTTTCTAGTGGTATTGATAAAATATTTAAGAAAGAACTATTAAAAAGCCCTAGTTTCTTAAGGGCTCCACAGATAGAAGCCGTGGTAACAGGATTATGGAATGCTATACATAGTTTAAAAGCGTCTAAAGATGCAAAAGAGCTAGACAGCATAGGCGAGAAACTTAAAAAATTAACTTTTATAAGTAGAAAAATGAATGCATCAGATACAATGCAAAATCGTGAGATTGCATGGAGAACAGCACAAGATAAAAGAGAATTTAACGATTTTTATGCGTCATTAACCAGGGGCGGTTACAATGCTTCTGAGGTATTACTCGATAAAGGTACAGCATACGATCAAAAAATTCTTATAGATTTAAATAAAACATTAAAGAAATATCCTAAATACGACGAACCAGTAAGTCCAGAACATAGTAGTAATATTCATGGTGATGAAAGTTATATAGAAAATTTTCTATCCAAATATACAATGAAATTGCGTAAGAGATTTGTTCATTGGCAAGATATTAAAGATGATCAACCTAAACTTTACTATGACAGTCTTAAAGATGTCGCTAAAATAACTAAGCCATTTATAAAAGCTCTAACACCTATTGAAAATTTTGGAAAATTATATCTAGGTCAAACAGAGTGGAAAAACGAAGAGGATGGTACTGAATTCTTAGGAATGAATAAGTATAGAGTAGAGGCATTAGAAAATCTTATTTCCAGAATAGAAGATCCTGGCAGATCTGTTGTATTCGATATTGAAAAAGGTAGTAATACGGTTGCTTCGCTAAACAGTAACATTACTGATATAATACGTGATGCATTAAACATGCATTATAGGTATAAAGAAATACATCCAACTCTATTTTTTGGAATACCAAATGTAGAGAAACTAATTAAGAAAAGATTTAAAGCATTAAAAACCTGGATGACTGCATTTGATAAGATAGCACAAAAAATGGGCTTTGATAGTCAAGCGGATGAAATTGCTATGAAGCAAACTCCAGATAAGGCTGAGAAAAACTTTAAAAAGAATGTAAGAAATAACAATAGACCTAGATTAGAAATTCCTTATCAAGCATTTACTTACATAAAAAAAGATTTCTTAGATAGTATTACACAATCTGGAAATGCCAGATATGCAATGGCACATAAAGATAACTTTGGTAGAAGACTGAATAAAGGTGGCAATGTATTTGTTATACCAGCGGCACATTGGGACCAGGCCAATGAAGCAGATGAAGTTATAAAAATGCTAAATTCCTTAAAAGGATATCCATTAGGAAATTCACAAGAGTGGAGAAGAGACGGCTGTAAAGAAATTATGAAAGCATTTAGATTTAAATATGGGATTCATTTAGTTGACCTTTATGACGATACTACTTATGCAACACCAGACTCTGCAGACCTACAAGCAATGAAGGCCAACAATATAGAAATTATTAATACCGATGAAGATTCAAGAGAACCGCATGTTGCCCCACTAGTGCCAAAAGACGAAATAGCCAACCCAAAAAGTAAGGAACCATTTAATAGATCTAGTGCTACTATGTGGTCATTGAACGACCATGAGGGTACTGAAGCAGAAATAAAAAGGTTTAATGCTCATGATTGGGCTGGTTGGAAAAAAGAAGACAAAGAATGGATATACAAAGATATGATCAAGAATGGAAGTTTCCATAGATCATTTGAATCTTTCCATAAGAGACAACCAGAAAAAGATACACCAATTAGAAAAGACGATAAGCGCCAAATTAACGGCCCTCGCGAGCCACTGGATAGTAAGGATTATGAATGGGCCAGAAGAAATTTTGATTCCTTTAATCACATGATGAGAACAGGTATAAGGAAATACGTTAAAGATCATGCTGTAAATCAAGTTGTTGAATTCTTAACTAACAGGGGAATTGATACTGGTAAGAAGCAAAGAATATTAACAGCAATTAGGTATAATGGAGATAATGCTGGACTTCCACTAACATTAAAAGATGCAGTAACATTAGCAGATACTTATGTACCTGAAAGAGACGGGGAGGCAAACCATGGTTACTCGTCAGAGAGTGCATTAAGTAAGTTTGACAAACTGTCGTTAAGTGAGCAACTTATAAAATTAGATAGTATAGAAAAAAATAAAGTAGATATAGTACATGAAAATATGGGCCAACTACCAGACAATAACAAAGCAAAAATGCTAAACAAGTTACTGTCTAAGCCTTTACTAGCAAGTGATTTACAAGGTCAATTCATGGCATACTGGGCAGTTCCAGTTCCTCAAATGATATCCGATTTTAGATCCAGAAAAGCAGAAGGTGGTACAAACATTTGCCTACGCTCTATTTTAAGATATTATATTGACAAAAACTTAGACCCAAGAATTAAAAAACAAATAATGAAAGAAGGCAAAGACGACATAGTTGCTAAGATACAAGACTTACCAGACGATGATGAGCAAACAAGCAAAATTGTATCTTATATAGAACAATTATTAAATGATATGGGTGTTGGTGGTAGATTACAAAGTTTAACTGTTGAACTTGATCAAATAAACGACGAAGAAGTTAAAAAAGCAAGTCTTAAACTTGCTAAAATTATTGCAAGTATAGAAATGATACCTTTAGATAGAGCTCAGTTATTTGCTAGTTGGAAAAAAGATACACTTATAGACGTAGAAAAATTACTATCAGGTGCAGGACATCATTTTTCAGAAGTATTTAAAGGATATGGCACAGATGATTATATGACTGAGTTTGTAGACGATTTAGCAGAAGTACAAGCATATGGCATAGGTGCAGGTGAGTTTTTATTAGCAGTTTTAAGTAAAAAGGTCAGAGGCATAGGTTCAACAGGTGGCTCGGGTGACTTAATTATTGACGGCAGAAGTGTTGAAGTAAAAACTAAAACAAGTAAAAATGCTCGTTTTTATGATGATCATGTAAAACCTGATCAGACATGGGCGAGTAAAACTACAGGGTTTAAAAGAGACTTTGCAGACATAGAGGAAGTTGCGTCTATGCCAGCATCTGGTATGAACCAATCACAACTTGTAGGCATGTTAAAAAATCCTAAGTTAATACAAGACCCAGCACTTATGAAGAAAATGCTTAGGTCTCTTTTAGGAATATTTAAATCATTAATGACAAACTTAACAGAAGAACAATATTTAAATTTAGTTACAGTTGCAAAATCAGGTGATGTTAATGCATTTAAACAAACCTATGGTGCATATAATATAACAAATTATCTTAATATAAAACGTAGTAATGGCGATTTAGAAGGAATATTATTTATAGACAAGAAAACAAAAATGATGTCATATGTAAAAGGTTTAGCAGATATTAGGGCAAATTTTGTACTGGATGTAAACACAATTTATCCTATAAGCAGTACTATTAGGAACCCGTTCCCACAAATAGGATTGGTGCCAAAATGAAACTAAGAAACATATTTGAGCAACAACCCACTGATAAATTAATAATGAGCTATAGACCTCAATCAGAGTGGGATTGGTCAGATCATGCAAGAAATGAATATAATAATGGTGGTCTGGAGAAATTATTCATTTATGTCGCTAAAAAAATAAAAACAACTCCAGATATAGTGCAACAAGATTTTGATGTCGATAGAGGATCATATGATTCCGAAGCAGAAGCAGTAGAAGAATTTATAGATATTATGTATAGAATACCGTTAAATGCTGAAGCCGGTGGTGGCGGAGGCGGTGCCGGAGGTGGCGGTGGTGCCGGTGGCGGTGCTGGAGCAGGTGCAGGTGCAGGAGCAGGTGCTGGTACAGGAGCAA